AGACTAAATAAACTATAGTATAAGTACTTTCATACCGGGGAATAATCCGGCTTAGTAGACAGCCCCCGCTGACGCATAGAAGACTACTAGGCTTAGACTTTCTATGAAGGAAACTAAAATGGCATTTACTACATTTTCAGGCCCAGTCCGTACAGGTACTGTTAAAAATACTACTGGCACCGTTCCGGGTTATATTGATAACACAGGTGTTGTTGTTTTATTACAAGCAGCAGCTCTTCCAGCTACTGCGGGCACTACTACTGTTGCGGTTCTCCCTGCAGGCTCTCAAATTATTGACATACAAGTAGACACAACTACTGTATTCAACTCAGCTACTACTCTTGTTATTGGTGATGGTACTACTGCTAACAAATTCGTTACTTCTACTACTATTACAACTGCTGGTCGTGACGATACTTCAGCTACTAAACAATGGCTTCAGTTCATAAACATCGGTACTACTGATGTTGCTATCGTAGCTACTACTGCTGGCTCTGCTGTAACTGGCGCTGCATGGGTTACTGTTACATATGCTCAAAAATCATCTACTGGTGCTGAAGCTCCTATTTCAGCTTAATAATTAATTTAAGGGGGCCAGAGTTGATCGACCTCGGCCTTAAACGATAATGCATAATACAGCCCTTAACTTTTTACATATAGGAGATTAATTATGAGTATGCAAACAGACGTCAAATCGGCTCACTCCAGTGCCTCTACATCTGGTACAGCTGTGGCATTGGTAACAGGGCGAGTTAGGTTAAAAAGTATTATCATTGCAAGTGGAGCAACTGCTGGAACTGCAACATTTTCTGATGGAGCAACTGCGGCTAATGCAGCGGTAGGTGTTTCTAGAATTGTCTGTGATACAGGTGCTAACTCAAATATGACTAACTTACTTCTTCCGGGTGAGGGTATTTTATTTGAAAATGGTATTTGGTATACACCTACTACTACAGTGCCACTAGGCGTTACTGTTCTGTATGGTTAAGTTATGGAGCATCAAAGAGCTTCCGACCCAGCAATACAAACAGTGAGAGAGCTTGCTACCCACAGCGCGGATATACGACATTTGCAAAATGACATGGATAAAATGATTAAAGATATGGATGAAATAAAAGAAACCATAAAAGAAATCAGTAAAACCCTATCTGAAGCTAAAGGTGGATGGCGTATGTTTATGATGATTGGTGGAGTTGGCGCAACAGTTGGTGCAGCTGCTTCTTGGTTATTTGACGTAATAAAAAATTAAATTTATGGCAACTAAAAAAGCTCCAAGCTTAGCTGTTGGTAGAGGTGAAAAATTACCAGTATCTAAAGGCGCAGGATTAACAGCCAAAGGTAGAGCTAAGTACAATGCAGCTACAGGCTCTAATTTAAAGGCCCCTCAACCAGAAGGCGGGCCAAGAAAGAAATCATTTTGCGCCAGAATGTCAGGAATGCCGGGACCTATGAAAGATGAGAAAGGTAAACCTACACGTAAAGCTGCATCACTAAAAAGGTGGAACTGCGGTGCCAAGTAAAAGTCTTAAACAGCACAACTTCATGGAGATGATTGCTCATTCTCCTAAAATGGCGAAGAAAGCGGGTGTTCCGCAAGCAGTGGGTAAAGAGTTTGCCACTGCCGATAAAGGTAAAACATTTAAAAAAGGTGGCGAAATGGCTAAAAAACCCGATCTAAAGAAACTGTTTAAAGGTAAGGATACACAAGGCGAAGAGCTTAAAGAAGCTAAAGCTATTAAATCTGGTAAAATCACTCCTATGCAATATGCTAAAGGTGAGAAGATGGAAGATACCAAGAAGATGAAAGCTGGTGGCAAATGTTATAGAGCTGGTGGATTTGTAAAAGCTGCTGATGGCTGCGCTACTAAAGGTAAAACAAAAGGCAGGCTTGTATAATGGCTACTAAAATAAAAGATAAAGATATTAGTATAAAAAAGAAACAAGCTGCTGACGCTATTGCTCAAGCTAATATTGATAGAGAGATGATGTCTAAAAGAGATGATCGTCCTTTGCCTAAAGTAATACCTAAACCTGCGCCTAAAGTTGTTCCTATGCCCACTGATGTAAATAGAGATGAGATGCGGAACGCAGATCTTCAACGTGAAATGGCTAATCAAGCAACACCAATGGGTAAAAAATGTGGTGGCTCTATAAAAGCCTATAAATCAGGTGGTTCTGTTAAATCGTCTGCGTCTTCTCGTGGCGACGGTTGTGCTCAACGTGGTAAAACTCGTGGACGTTTTGTCTAATGAAAGCTTCACGAGGTATGGGTGATATTAACCCAAGCAAAATGCCTAAAGGTAAAAAGATTGTTCGTAAGGATGATCCTAATGCTGTAGATGAGTACAAGAAAGGGGGAGTGATAAAAAGCTTCCCTCCTCTTACCAAAAACAAAAGAGCTAAGAAATGACCACTACTGGAACCGCACTATTTAACATAGACCTCTCAGAGATAATTGAAGAAGCCTTTGAACGTGCTGGTTCTGAGCTTCGTAGTGGTTATGATTTTAAAACAGCTAGACGTTCGCTTAACTTACTTCTGATAGAATGGGGGAACAAAGGTATAAATCTTTGGACTGTAGAGCAAGGACAAATCGTTCTTAGCACAGGGGTGGCGACTTATACATTGCCTATTGATACTGTTGACCTATTAGACCAAGTTATACGTACAGGTTCAGGTCAAAATCAATCCGATATAACTATATCAAGAATTTCAGAGTCTACCTATGCGACAATCCCTAATAAGAATGCGTTGGGTAAACCTATCCAAGTTTGGATAAACAGACAATCAGGAGCAACAACTCCTACAGGTGTAGCAAGTCCAACTATTAATGTATGGCCTACACCACAAGCACCAGACTCTCAATATACGTTTGGATACTGGCGTTTAAGAAGAATGCAAGATGCTGGTGATGGTGTTAATACACAGGATATACCCTATTTATTTTTACCTGCATTAGTTGCAGGGTTAGCTTACTATTTGGCAATGAAACTTCCAAATATGGATATTCAAAGAGTTGCTGGGTTAAAAGCAGTTTATGATGAGCAGTTTGATTTGGCAGCTCAAGAAAATAGAGAAAAAGCTCCATTGCGAGCCGTACCTAGGATGGTTTTCGTATAATGCCTAAAAAATGGAGTGCCAGTGAATATACTGGGCCTGAAGATAAGCCTATTGAGCCTGTGTACCCCGAAGAATATTTACTTGGGGGTGTAGGAGGAAAAGCGGTAAGTCGAGGTATAAGTGCTATTGGTAATAAATTACTAGGGCCAAAAGTTGTTAATAAAATTGTTAACACCCCTGTAGGAAAATCTTCATTAATAGGAGGCCGAGCTCCATCTAAAGCTGGTGATGTGACACACGCCTATAGAAATATATCTACAGCTGAAAGAGAAGCTGCTCAAAAGTCTGGCTACTTTGAAGCCAACCCAGCTAATAAATATGCTGAAGGTAAAAAGTGGTGGAGCGAAGGGGATAGTAAAGGTCATTTTGGAAGAGATTGGAAAAACAATGAAGGGACACATAATATTAGAACGGCTATAGATAAAGTTCCTAGTGGACGAGCTGTTAAATCTTCTAATGTAGAAATGTTAAACAAAGAAACTGGAAATTACGAACCTTTTAAAAAAGGCGGTGTAGTAAAAAGTAAAAAGACTCCAGTAAAATCAGCTTCTTCTCGCGGTGATGGTTGTGCTCAACGTGGTAAAACCCGTGGAAAGGTGCGATAATGAGTTCTAAGTATGCTTTAGGTAAGATTGCGATAGCCCAGTGTGATCGCTGTGGCATGGAGTACTTACTTAAAAAATTAAGACCATTAACTATAAAAACTAAGATAACTAATATTTTAGTTTGCCCTACGTGCTGGGAGCCAGATCAACCGCAGTTACAGTTAGGTATGTTCCCTGTGAGTGATCCACAAGCGCTACGTAATCCACGTAGGGATACAAGTTATCAAGTATCTGGGCTAGACATAAACAACCTACCTTCTGGTGGCTCTAGAGTGATAGAATGGGGTTGGGCGCCTGTAGGTGGAGCTTCACAGTTTGACACAGTTTTAACGCCTAATGCCTTAGTTGCAATAGGGCAAGTTAGTTCAGTAACTATTGATACTTCGCTTATACCTTCGGGATATTATATTACCACTGAAGACGGATATGATATACTTACGCAAAATAATAGTTACGTTATTACGGAATAAACATGACAACAATTAAAGTATCAGAATTACCTGTAGTAACTACACCCTATGATGGTAGCGAATACACATTAGGTATTCAAAATGGTGCCTCTGTAAAAGTACCTGCATTAAACTTAGCTGCATCTAATGGTGCATCATTAGTAGGAACAACACCTTCAGGCACATTAGCTGCAACTACAGTAGCTGCGTCTTTAACTGAATTAGATACAGAAAAAGCATCTACTTCTACAGTTAATTCCCAACTAGCCCTTAAAGCTGATACTTCTACAGTTAATTCCCAACTAGCCCTTAAAACTAATATAACTGACTTATCAGCCTCTACGGGCTCAACCCTAGTTGGAACTATTCAATCAGGCACAGGAGCAGTTGCTAGGACAGTTGATAAAAAGTTAAAAGATAGAGTTTATGTGACTGATTTTATACCCCTAGGCACAGTTACAGCTACAACAGATTGCTCGCCATATATTCAATTAGCTTTAGATTATGCCGGATCAACCGATAAGGGTGTATATTTTCCATCGGGTCAATATGGCATAGGCACAACCTTAACTATTACCGGAAGCTATTGGAATATAATAGGTGAAGGCACTACTTCACAATTAATTGCGTTAAATGATATCCCAATCTTAAATATTGATTGTCGAACCTTAACAAATCGATATATTACTATTTCAAGTCTCACCTTTTTGCGTGATAACACAAGCTACGCAAATACAATCGGTATTCAAATACTATCAACAACCGGAGTAACCACAACTGCTAGAAATAGTGGTTTGCGCCATTCGACTTTTAGAGATTTGACGTTCTTTAGTGTTGAATATTGTATTTATTTTCAAGATGCAGGTGATTATATAACTACAGCTGGCGTATCTTTAACAGGTGGGCATGGTGGAAATGCGTTTGAGAACATCAATGTTCCGGTGGATTATAATGGGCTATATATAGGATTAAACCCTAAATGCGTAGTTTTCTTCGCAGGTGCTATGGGGCCTATGAATCGCTTTATGGGGGGGCAGTATCGCGCAAGAGATGCTTCTGTGATGATTGGTGGTGGCTTGAGATGGCAAATAACAGGCGATTTCTTTATGTCTGGTATTCATTTTGTATACGGCAACTATTCAATAGTAATTGATGGTCCTCCACTTAGTGTTACAGCCTTAAGTAGTTCTTTTATAGGGGGCACTGGATATACTGATGGTTCTTATTCGGCAGTTCAATTAACATATGTATCTGGCTCAGTTGCTACAACATACCCTACCGCTAATATTACAGTGTCTGGTGGAATTGTTACTGCTTGTACATTGATTGGGGCAGGTTCTAATTTTATTGATACAACAACGGTTATGTCTTGCACTTCTATTGGCACTGGATCTGGTTTTGCAATATCGCCATCCGCATTAGATTTAACATACAAATATAACTTTAGTTTTGTTAATTGTCAGTTTGATGTGGTAACCAATGGAACTATAAAAGCCACTAATGTTGGTATGATTAGAATGTTGGGAAATAACAATATGACCGCCTTAAGTATTGCTCCCGATTTTACTAATGTTACAAATTATGCGGTTGAATCAGGGATGGGGTGGGAATTTAGCGCTACCAAAAACATTAACTTTAATCAACCGACTATTTTTGGTTCAGATTATCGTTGTAAAATGGATGGTTGGTTAAATCTTGGTCAAACTCAAAATTTAACCATCGCTTCCGGGGTCATTTTACCAACTGCCTCTTACGCTATTATTGACACTGAAGGTTCAGCATCAACTGATGATTTAGACACGATTACTGGTGGTAGAGATGGTGATATTTTAGCCTTACGCTCTACTTCGACATCAAGAGATATTACTGTTAAAACCGCAACAGGAAATATTCGCCTAGACGGGATGGAGGACAAAACGCTTGGATCAATATCAGACAGCATAACACTAATTAAACAGGGCGGTCTTTGGTGTGAACTAGGGACAATTAATGCATCAACCAATACTGTTACACAGTTTGCATCTAATGTAGGTTTTGGTACAGCAAAAGACTCTATTATTAATGTTAAAGTAGCTGGAAACATAACGGGAGGGGCAACAGGTTATGGTATTCTCTCCGAAGGTATTGTTCAAACACCTGTCACTGCATCAGCTTATTATTTTAGATCACAAAATTCCGTTGCGAATAGTGTTACTTTAGATAATTTAACAAGCTATCAAGCAGCTCAGGGGACAATAGCCGCCACTGCAACAGTAACTACTCAAACAGGATTTGACGCTGCTCCCTCACTGACAGGAGGGGATACTAATAATTTTGGTTTCAGAGGCCGAGTTTTAGCATCAGGTACTAAAAACTATAATCTTTACATGGATGGTACTGCGCCAAACTATTTTAAAGGAAACACTTATACAGAAGCTGGAACGACTACTATGACCAGTGGTTTTTTCTATATACCTTCAGCAGCAGGTACTCCCACAGGCGTTCCAACAACCATTACAGGACATGCACCTATGTATTATGACACGACTAACAATAAATTTTATATTTATAACGGTGGGTGGAAAAGTGTGGTATTAGCATGATTTTAGACTCCTTTGACCTTATACCGAGCAATTGCGTTTCAACTGATGATAAAGACAAGCATCATTGTAAAAATTTTATTTGCGCAATCTTTTTATATTTTATAAACGTATTTAAACAGGACAAAAACAATGGCTAAACAAAGTAATACTAAAGAAGCAATCGACTCGTCAAACCCTAAGTCTGTACTTGTACCTAATACTTCAGGCTATCCTCAAAAGGACATTAAAACCACTGGTATTAAAATACGAGGCACAGGTGCTGCTACAAAAGGCACAATGGCTCGCGGTCCGATGGCATAAACAATGAATTATGCTGCGTTAGTTCAAGCTATACAGGCGTACGCGGAGAACACGGAGTCTCTCTTTGTTTCTAATATTCCCTTGTTTGTGCAAGAGGCAGAGCTACGTATATATAACTCTGTACAGATTCCAGTACTTAGAAAGAACGTAACGGGTAATGTAACTACAAGCAATCCATATCTGTCTTGCCCTAATGACTTTATGGCTGTGTACTCACTTGCGGCAATCAATGCTTCCGGTTCGTATAATTACCTTATTGATAAGGATGTGAGTTTCATTCGTGAGGCCTATCCCAACCCAAGTGCCATAGGTCTACCTAAGTATTACGCTATATTTGGTCCACAGTTAACCTATCCTACAGAGCTTTCATTAATGTTACTTACAACACCTGATGCCAATTATGATGTAGAATTACATTATTACTATATGCCTGAGTCTATAAGTACAGCAGCATCTGGTACTAGCTGGTTAGGCGATAATTATGACCCTGTATTGTTTTACGGTGCTATGCGTGAAGCTATGATTTTTATGAAAGGTGAAGCCGATATGGTTGGTTACTATGAACAAAAGTACCAAGAAGCCTTAGCACAGTTGAAACGCCTAGGTGACGGACTGGAACGCGGAGACGCTTACAGAAACAATCAAACCAAAATACCTTATAGCGGCTTATGATAGTTCAAGGACAATGTACCATATTTAAAAAGAACCTATTAAGTGGGCTAGAGAACTTTGCTACAGGCACAACTCAAGTTTATAAGATAGCTTTATATAATGCAAATGCTGAACTTACTGCAAGTACTCTAGAATATACTACTTTAAATGAAGTTACAGGCGCTGGTTACACAGCAGGCGGTGAAATATTAGCCCCTATAGTCCCTGCAAGCAGTGGCTCAACAGCATATGTATCATTTGACAATGTCTCATGGCTTGCAGCTAATTTCCTATGCCGTGGAGCTTTGATATATAATGATACAACTAATGCCGCCGTAGCTGTTTTAGACTTTGGTTCAGATAAGATAGCATCAGGCCCATTTACAGTAACCTTTCCACCCGCAACAGCCTCAACTGCTGTTATTAGAATTTCTTAGAGGAATTAAAATGCATATTGAAACAACAAATGTAGGCGATACCTGCTCAGCCACTGTAGATAGAGGTGCACAGCATGATGAGTCTATGAGCCTACACGGAACATACCAGATTGTATGCCATGATAAATTTGGTGATATTAAATGGGTCGATGTTATTGGTAACTTAGTGACTACTGTTGGTAAGAACTTTACTATGGACACCGTGCTAGGCAATGTTGCTGGCGGTGCTGTTGTTATGGGTCTTAAAGGTACAGGTACAGCTGTTGTAGCTGATACTCAGGCGTCACACACCTCTTGGTCAGAAGTAGGACTTGCTAATGCTCCTACATATTCTGGTACTCGTAAAACACCAACATTTAGTGCTGCAGCTGCAGGTGTTAAATCTACTTCTACTCCAGTTGTGTTTACAATGACAGGTTCAGGTACTATTGCTGGGTGTTTTATTAACCTTGGTGGCTCTTCAACTATTGATAGCACTACAGGTACTTTATTCTCAGCCGGTGACTTTACTGCAGGGTCTAAAATTGTAACGTCAGGCGATACATTGTCTGTATCCTACTCTGCTACTGCGTCATAATTTAAGGAATAACTATGGCATTAAATTTACAGGACCGGGTAAAAGAATCAACAGCAGTTGTTGGTACAGGCACTGCAACGCTATTAGGTGCGGCTCTAGGTTATCAGTCCTTTGCAGTTATAGGAAATGGTAATACTACATATTACTGTATTGCAGATCAAGGTGGGGCTAACTGGGAAGTAGGTTTAGGTACTTATACATCTAGCGGTACAACGCTTGCTCGTACTACTGTTTTATCTTCTTCTAACGCAGGGGGATTAGTCAATTTCCCTGCTGGAACTAAGGATGTGTTTTGTACATATCCTTCTGAGAAAGGTGTTTGGTTAGATGCTAGTAATAATGCTATAGGTCTTGGAACTCCTGCTGCATTTGTTGGCACTAATATTACAGGTACTGCTTCCGGCTTAACAGCAGGAAATGTTACTACTAATGCCAATCTTACAGGTGCTGTAACTTCTGTAGGTAATGCTACTTCTCTAGGATCTTTTACTTCAGCTAATCTAGCTGCAGCTCTTACCGATGAAACTGGGTCAGGCTCTGCAGTATTTGCAACAAGTCCTACTTTAGTTACTCCTATATTAGGAACCCCTACATCTGGAACATTGACTAATTGCACATTACCGCAATTATCGGCATCTACAGGCTCGACCTTAGTTGGTACTATCACTTCTGGTACAGGCGCAGTCACTCGTACAGTAGCGTCAAAACTTAATGACACAGTTTCAGTTAAAGACTTTGGCGCTGTAGGTGATGGTGTTACTAATGACACGGCGGCTATACAAATTGCACTTGCGGCATCGAGCGGTAAGGTGTTATATTTTCCAGCTGGCAACTATGTGGTATCAGGTATAACAGCAGCAACAGTATTTACTGTTCCAGCTAATATTACAATATGCGGTGATGGAATAGGCGTTACAACCATAAGTTTTTCAGTTGCTGATGCTTTAACACATGTCTTATTTAGTTTAACAAATAATAACGTCTCATTTTGTGATTTATCATTCACAATAACTTCAACAGGTATTTCAACACCTTTATTATTTAACGTAAATGCAAACAATATTTTTGTTGAAAATTGTTCTGTAGATGGTGGGCTTGGGCTAGGCCTTACATCAATGCCTTATATTCCAGTAGTATTTAATTTTCCAGCTACAGGTTCTTCAAGGGGCTTATATGTTTCTGATTGTGAATTTACCAACACAAATTATGTTGTTTTAAAATCGAACATATCAACTGCTACAAATTCACAGATTAAATTTACTGATTGCCGTACATATAATTGTTATAACGGAATGGTGTTTAATTCACCTCTAGGGGCAATGACTGATATAGCAATATCAAATTGCACATTAGACACAAACACTAATTATGCTATTGGCGCTGATGCTGGTTTACTATCTTTTGCCTCATGCAAACAAGTTATTGTTGAAGGAAATACATTTCAAGGGCTTTGTATATCTGCAATACATATAGAAGAAAATACCCAAAATTTGGTTATCTCAAATAATGTGATGAACTTAACAGGGTCTGCAAATCTGCAAGCAGGCATTATATTACTTGATAACAATGTAGGGGGTACACGGTATTCACCTATTAACATAACCATTACTGGTAATGTTGTTAATTGTGTTGGAACTAAAGGAAGCCTTGCAGGGATTAATTTTAATTATGATGCCAGCACTGCGGACGCTGCTGATTTTTATGTCGTGTCGGGAAATGTAATTGTAAATTGGACTTATGGAATAGTTACAGAAACATATTGGTATAACGGGCCTGTAATCACGGGCAATCAAATTAAAGGCTGCACAAACGGAATACAATGTGCTTATGCAACTCAACAAATTTTTGACAATTTAATTCAAGATGCAACAACTGGCATCAGATGTACGGGCGGTGGTTTACTTGGCATTAATACGTTTAGAAACGTTACTAATATGTTTTTAGCCGTAAATTTTAACTTTGTTGCATTAGGTTGGAAAGTTATTATGGATAACCAAACCCATGCTGGCGGTTCTACATCCGAATTAAAGACGCAACTTGTATTACAAACTGCATCGACAGCCAAGTTTAACGGCACATTTATAAGTGGATTAACGTCAACAGCCGTTGCTGATAAATCAAGCAGGCAATACACTTTAAATTGGGATGGCACTACATTTACAGCAACTCAAATTGGGTCATCTAATGAAGGAGGGACTATATCTACTGTACCGCAAAAAAATACATCAAACATTGATCTTTCAGTATTTAAATCTGGGGCAGCGTCAACTTCAATGCACATTGAATCGTCATTTAGTGGCATGTGGTGTATTAATTTATAAAAAAGCTAATTAGTAAGGATAAAGTATAATGGTTAGATATTTTACGCTTGATTTAGTACCTCAATTAGGAGGGCAATTAGGATTAATTTCGGCAGGAGTATTTTACGCTAATACTTTGAAGCTCAGGCGATTGCATTTGATTACTAAGGGGTCAACATGACAATAATATTCACAATAAGCACATTAAATACAGCAAGCACAACAGCCCAGACTATTATTAATGGTACTTTAAAAAGGGTAATTAAATGAAAATAGAATGGTCTGAAGCCTCTACTAAACGAGGTATTATATGGGTAGCAACTGCTGTAATAGGAAGTGTATTTGTATTTATGGGTAAGCCTGTAGATCAACTCCTACTACTAGCTGGCGGGGTTGCTGGCGGCCTTGGCGTGATGTTGAAAGATTAATGCCTTATATCTGGCTGGCGATTATTGTTGCAAGTTTTGCTTCTGGGTACGGGCTTGCCTATAAGGTATCCAGAGTAGAAATTAGACAAATGTCTGATAGCATAGACGCTATGAACCGAGAAGCCGAGTGGACATTAGCGGCGCTTACTAAAGAAGCGGATAAGGCACACGAAGAAGCCTTGAAGCTTAATAAAGAATTGGAGGACGCTAATGTCTCAGCAATCAACGCAATTAATAGTCAGCACGATAGTTTTAAGTCTGTGCGCATGTACGACAACAGCCGGAAAAGTAGTAGTTGCGCCACAACAAAAGGTGACGATACCAACTCCACTGCTGGAGCCGATGAAGATAGAGCCGAACTTTCAGACGAACTTACAAAATTTCTCAAGTCTGAAGCCTACAGAGCAGACCAAGTAGCACAGTATGCTATACTATGCCGAAAGTTTGTGGTGGATAATAACTGTGGGATAAGTAAGTAATGTTTGGGGTAACAACATTTGCGCAGTCTACATTTGCTGGATTAGGTATTATTGATTATGTCGATAGTGTTAGCGAGACCATATCTTTAACAACTATTGAGTCAGTGTTAGCTCAATTTAAAGATAGTTGTTTAGAACAAGTTGTGTTGACAGATTGTCAGCGTGCTGCTGGATGGATTAAGATAAACAATAATCAGCAGTCTTATCAACCACAAACGTATAGTACAGAAGCTATAAGTGAGTTAGCATTTGCAGAATCAAGCGGCAAATTAGTCCCTGCAAAAATAGGTTGGTCCCCAATATATAACGATCAAACTACAACATGGAATACTGCAGATAATAACCAAACTACAACTTGGACGGATGTAAATGATAATGTTACATCATGTTGTTAATAATACTAAACTAATTTAAACTTATGATAACGTATACATGGTTTATAACAAGCCTTTCAACAGTGCCGAAGGTTGATAATAGACTAGACGTAGTTATGTTGGCGCAATGGACTCTAGTAGGTAAAGATGAGCTAGGTGTGCAAGGGTCATTAAATAGTAGTTCTCAATTTACATTGACACAGGGGCAAGGTTACATCCCTTATAAAGATTTAACTGAAGATGAGGTTATAGGTTGGGTACAAGATACATTGGGCGCAGTGGGTATTACTAATGCCGAAGCCTCTATACAAAGCCAAATAACAAGCACATTAAACCCTAGTGTAATTCCAACACCACAACCATTACCGTGGATTGTGTGATAACAATCTAAATAATTAAAGGATAACTTTTATGCCAAGTACTTATTCCCCCTCATTACGGCTAGAACTTATAGGTTCTGGAGAACAGTCTGGCACATGGGGCAATACCACTAATAATAACTTAGGAACTCTTTTAGAGCAATCTATTGCAGGTGTTCAAACTATAACAACAACAGATGCAGACTATACGCTGACTAATTATAACGGTGTGTCTGATGAGGCTCGCAAAGCTGTATTGCTTATTACTGGACCAAAAACAACTATCAAAAGCATAATCGCCCCTGCTGTTGTTAAGACATATACTATTAAAAACGGCACTACAGGGGGTTATCCAATCATTGTTAGACCAACTGGAAGTACTCTTCAAACAGCTGTTTTTACGGGTAGTATCGTTGGTACAACTAATGTACTTACAGTTACTGGTGTAACGAGTGGGACTATTTACGCAGGCATGACTATTAGTGGTACGAGTGTCACTGCAGGTACGTATATATCAGGATTTATTAGTGGTTCAGGGGGTACAGGAACATATCTTACAACTCAAACAGTAGATGTAGCATCTACAACAATAACAGGAAGTGGTTATAATGGGGCGGTTATTCCTAATGGTGGTACAAGTAACGTTTATTTTAATGGGACTACTTTTGTAACAACTACAGCGACTATACCAAATGCAGACCAAAATTTAAACGGATTTAACTTTAAAGGGGCAGCTGCTTCAACCGCAGCTGGCGGGCTTGTTGAATACGACCAAATGAACACCGCAATATTAAATGCTCAAAACGATAATGCAGGTACATTTCAAAAGCAATTATTTACGGCATATGACACAGCTGGCGGTACAACGGCATATACGGTAGCTAGTAGTGGTTTAGCCTCGATTGCTAAATTTACTGGAAGTATTGCTATTACAACAGGTATTCTTACAGTGACTGCTGTTGCAAGCGGTGTACTGTATACAGGTATGGCAATTACGGGGACAGGTATCAATCCTGCTACTTATATCACTGGCCAAATATCTGGCGCCACAGGAGATGTTGGAACATATAACACAAATCAAACTTCAGCAGCTGCATCTACAGCAATAACAGGTTATGCGGGTATAATAACAAACCAGAGATTAAGGTTAAAGTTTAACAATACAAGCCCATCTACAGTTACTCCAACATTAAGTATAAGTGGGTTAGCAGCTAAAAACATTAAACAATACGATAGTGTTGGCGCAAAAGTAGTTCCAGTAATAATAGCAAACATGCTTGTAGATGTTGAGTATGACGGCACTGATTATGTTATATTAAATCCTATCCAGCCTTTAAACCAGTTGTTTCCTATAGGTGTAACTGAGTCTGCTGGTGCAATGACTGTTACTTTAAATCCTGTAAATATTGACTTTAGAAACTCGGTTTTAAATCCCGCTGCAGGAGACACTGTTACTACATTATCGGTATCTACAGCTATTACACTTACCATTCCTTCAGGAGCTACTTTAGGTACTTTTTCTGCTAACCAAAATAACTTATTACTATTAGCCATAAATAATGCTGGTACGATTGAATTAGCAGTTTGTAACCAATGGAATAATATTAATCTAAATGAAGCTAATACAATTAACACTACAGCAATTACGGGAGCTGCTAATTCTGCGATTACAAATTACTCAACGACTACTAGATCAGGTGTTTATTTTAGAATTATTGGTATTTTAACTTCTACTCAAACAACTGCAGGTACATGGGCAACTTTGCCTACAATGCAATCAGGCGGTGCATGGTCTCCATTAGTCAATCAATTAACTTTAGGTACATCACAAACATATCCTTTTGTTACAACAAACGCATCAGTATCATTTACTGGCATACCTAGTTGGGCTAAACGTATAACTATTTTATTAAGTGGAGTTACAACAGTAGCTGCTGGACTTCCAGCCATAAGAGCAGGATCGGGAAGTTATGAAGCCACAGGATATGATTCTGTAAATAATGCTATTGGCGCTTCTGGAGTTGGAAGCTCTGCAAGTGCAACAACTTCTTGGGATTTGCAAAACAGTGGTGGGTCTGCAAATGTTTATACTGGTCAAGTAGTTATAACAAAAGTAAATGGTACTTTATATACTATTTCTGGACAAGTTAGATATAGTACATCAAGCACTGCACTATCAGTAGGATTTAAAACTTTTGCAGGAACAATAGATAGAGTTCAATTACTCATGTCTACAGGGACTGATACATTTAATGGTGGAACTATAAATATTATGTGGGAATAATATGGAAGCCAATTATAAAACAGCTTTAGCCCATATCCTTAAAAGCGAAGGTGGGTTTCAAGATGACCCTAGAGACAATGGTAATAAGTTACCTGATGGTAGAACAGGCTGTACCAATCTAGGTGTAACTCAAGCAGTGTGGGAAGCTTATGTGGGGCACAAAGTTAGTACAGCTGACATGAAAGCACTGACTTCTGATAAAGTTGCACCTTTTTATAAACACAAATATTGGGATGCTGTATATGGCGATGATTTACCCAGTGGTATTGACTATCTTGCTTTTGATTTTGCTATCAATGCAGGGGCCGGACGTGCGATAAAGACATTGCAAACAGCCGTAGGCGTAACAGCTGATGGGGCTATAGGTTCAAAAACATTACAAGCAGTAAAAGCTGCAAGCGGTAAAGAACTTATTAATAAGTACACACAAGCTAAAGAAGCATTTTATAGAGGTCTTCCCTCGTTTCCTATATACGGTAAGGGTTGGTTAGCACGTACTAATGCTGTTGATGCAACAGCTAAAACATTGATAGGATAGGTTATGCCATTACAAAAGTTACTCTTAAGACCCGGTCTTAATCGTGAAGGAACAAACTACTCTAATGAGGGTGGATGGTATGACGGTGATAAGATACGCTTTCGTTCTGGTAATCCTGAAAAAATAGGTGGTTGGTCACGGCTCTCTGACTTTACTTACCAAGGTGTTGCAAGGTCTTTATGGAATTGGATTGACTTTGATGGTTCTAATTATTTAGGTGTAGGAACTAACCTTAAATATTATGTTGAAAAGGGTGGTGCATATAATGACGTTACACCTATTAGAGCCACATTTACTTCTCCAGCTACTAACAACTGCTTTACTACAAACACGACTGTGGGAACGGACAATGTAGTTATAGTAACTATTATTTCGCATAACGCAACACAAAATGATTTCGTTACCTTTTCTGGAGCTACTGCTGTAGGGGGTATACCTGCATCTGATTTAAACGGCGAACACCAGATAACTTACATCGACCCCAATACATTTAGTATTGTTGTAACTACAACAGCCACTAGTGCTGTAACAGGCGGTGGTACAGCTATAACAGCAGTATTTCAAATTATTACCGGACTAGATGTTTATGTTATAGGTACAGGTTGGGGAGCAGGACCTTATCCTTTTTATGTATCTACTACGCTTACAAACCCATTTACTGCTACAGCTACGGGTATATCTGTACTAACAGTTACTCAAACAGCTCACGGTTTAACTACCGGAGACTATGTATACTTTAATAGTATTGCATCAAACCCTTGCGGCATAAACAACCTAGTTTTACAAAAAGCTTTTCAAGTAACGGTCACAGGTTTAAACACCTATACTATATCTACTGTAATAGGTTCTCTAACTTATACTACATCTTCTACAGCAGCGTCTGGTGGCACAGTTGTTGTTTCTAAAAACTCTGGTATTGCACATGGTTGGGGATCAGCATATGTTACAGGTGTTGGTCAACAATTACGTCTTTGGTCTAACGACAACTATGGGCAAGATCTTGTTATTGCGCCTCGTGGTGGAGCTATTTATTATTGGAAAGATATAACAGGTGTTAGTGTTAGAGCTCAGCTTTTATCTGATTTATCTACAGCGGCGGGGTATGCTGGAACTTATGTTCCTACAACTACTAATCAAGTTGTAGCGTCAGCTTTACAAAGATTTATTATAGCTTTTGGCGCAAATTCGTATATTCCCGGAACTCCATCAACGCCTTTTGATCCTATGCTTGTGCGTTGGTCAGATCAAGCATTACCCTACGATTGGGTTCCAACTATTACAAATCAAGCAGGTGAGTTTAGGCTTACACATGGGTCTTATATAGTAACTGCTCAAGTTGCTCGCGTCGAAAATTTAGTTTGGACAGACTCTTGTCTTTACACCATGCAATATTTAGGTCCTCCATATGTCTATAAGTTTGATGTGTTGATGGACAACATTTCTATCATTTCTCCCAATGCAGCTATTACTGTAAACAACGCTACGTATTGGATGGGGCTTGATAAATTCTACATATATAATGGAACAGTATCTACTCTTAACTGCACATTAAAACAATATGTGTTTGAAGATCTTAACTCAAATCAAGGATATCAAGTATTTGCTGGTGGTAACTCTGGCTATAACGAAGTATGGTGGTTCTATTGTTCTGAAGACTCATCTGTTATTAATAGGTATGTTATATTTAATTACCTAGACCAAGTGTGGTATTCAGGTTCTATGGCTAGAACTGCATGGTTAGATTCAGGTATACGACCCTACCCCATGGCAGCTGATTATAATTACAGAATGCTTTATCACGAATCCAATGTTGATGATGTTTCAGGAGAATCTTCTGTACCTATTGCTGCTTATGTGCAGTCTTCAGACTTTGATATTGAGGATGGTCAAAGTTTTGGGTTTGTATGGCGCATGCTTCCTGATGTAAACTTTAATGGGTCCGATGTTAATAACCCTTACGTAACTATTACTTTAGTACCTAGACAAAATTCCGGTGCACCATATGGTACAGCAGATGCGCCTTTAGTAACAAGTGCAGACAACTACGCCCCTCCTTACCCACCTAACTCAAGCGTGTACGTAGTACAACAATTTACAGGGCAAGTTTACACAAGGTTACGTGGTAGGCAAATGAGCTTTAGGATTGAGTCTGATTCATTAGGCGTTGCTTGGCAATTAGGAACACCTCGGATAGACATCAGACCTGATGGCAGAAGATGATACGCTATTGATTTTTAAAGGATTTTTATGACAGTTATAGCTCCTCTAGTTACATCTAAAGCCCCTAACTTATCTATTGCTCCGCCTGAGTATAGTAAGCAGTACGCGGATATGTTGAACAATATCTTGCGGCTTTATTTTAATCAGATAGATAATGCACTTGCCTCTCTAAG